CGTAAGATTGTGAAGGAATGTGTAGACATCATAGAATCACAGGATGTTGACCCATCATTTAAACTCAGAATGAGTTGGGCAATCAAAAAACATTTCGGAGTTGAATAATGAAACTTAATTTCTGTGTTCTGTGTGGGGTAACTGATAAATTGGAGCATCATCATGTAGTGCCAAAATCCCTTGGTGGTTCTGATGAAGAAGAAAATATATTGACTTTATGTTCAAAACATCATGTAAAGATACACAACCTTTCTAGCAATCGTGTTCATTCAGCTGAACTAATCCGAGCAGCCAAAACGAAACAAAAAGAAAACGGAATATTCCTAGGAGGACATGTTCCCTTTGGTTATAGACTTAAGAATAATAAACTGATAAAGAATACAAAAGAATTGGAAATTATAGAGGATGTGAGAAGTATGCGTAAACAGGGATTATCTCTTAGGAGACTGTCGGAATGGCTGTTGACAGCACACAATATAAAAAAATCTCATGTTACTATTGCAGGTTGGATTAACTAATCGTCAACCAAACTCTCTGTTCGAGCGTTGTATATATACGAGTCACTAAAAGGAGAATCGTATGTTCAACAGAAGTTTGGTCTTAGAAGTTAGAGAAATGATGGAGCGTTTTGGGGTAAATGATATTGCCCATAAGTTACACTTGGATCCTTATTTGATTCAAGCTGTTGTTGATTTTATAAATGGAGTGACTTGATGAGTTTAGATGTTGATTTAATGGTGACGAAACCTTGCTCAGTGTATAGTGCTAACATTACACATAATCTGGGCAAGATGGCAGACGCTGTTGTTCTTAGTAATGGTAAAACATTGTATCAGGTTCTTTGGCGTCCCGATGAACATGGCTGGAAAACTGCCGAGGATATTGTTGAGATGCTCGATGAGGGATGGAATATTCTACTGGCAGATCCAGAGAAGTTTAGGATGTTTACTCCAGAGAATCACTGGGGCAGTTATGAGGGACTTTGTGAATTTGTTTATCAATACCGTAACGCATGCTGGGATGTCCCTGATGCAGAATTGAGTGTGAGTCGATGAGAGAAATTAAAATCCCAAGTGAAGTTGCTGATGGTATTACTAAGGCAACTCTGATTGATTATCGCAACTATCTCGTGTCTGAGAATGAACAATGGTTGTCTAATCCAAAAACTGAAGACAACCCAGATGGCTACTGGCTACATCCTGATGATCTAGCGAACAACTTTATTTTGATTCGTTCTATGAACAAACTCATCAAATACTTTGGTGGGGAGTGACAGTGGAGCATTTGGCCAGTTGTGGGGGAAATAACGAAAACCTTACCCACGGCATCCTGCTATGCGTTATTGACCCACTGTCCAAATATTTATTCGGAAATAGTCCTTGACAAATAAGGACTTAGCAGGTATAATATAGTTTTGAAGCTGACATTCATCAAGGAGTTACAATGTCACATTTTTTTCGTAATGGTAATACGTTCCGTGTTGCCGATGACAAAGCCATCGAAGTCCATGAGTTTCTTCCTGCTGGAAACTACATCGTAAAGATGGATCCGTTCGAGAACTTCTTCCTTGAGGAAGTCGAACAATTCAAACCAATCAAGAAAGTTTATGGTGATGCGCTGAAGAACGCAGATCGCATTCTCAACACATTTGCATCACGTGAGATGTCAACAGGTGTGCTTCTGAATGGTGAGAAAGGTTCAGGTAAAACTTTGCTTGCTAAGACTCTGTCTATCGAAGCTGGTAACAAAGGTATTCCTACTATTATCATCAACACCGATTGGCATGGTGATAAATTTAACAAGTTGATTCAAGACATCAACCAGCCAGCCATCATCATGTTTGATGAGTTTGAGAAAGTTTATGGTGAGGACACTCAGGAAGCTGTTCTGACTTTGATGGATGGTGTGTTTCCTACCAAGAAACTGTTTGTTCTAACTTGTAATGACAAGTGGCGCATCAACTCTCATATGCGTAATCGTCCTGGTCGCTTGTACTACATGATCGACTACAAAGGTTTGGACCATGCCTTCATCGTTGAGTACTGCCAAGATAATCTTAATGCTAAACAATACATTGAGAAAATCTGCACGATCGCATCTATGTTCGATCAGTTTAACTTTGACATGTTGAAGGCACTGGTTGAGGAGATGAATCGCTATGATGAATCACCAGCTGATGCCCTGCGTATTCTGAATGCCAAGCCAGAGTTTGACTCAGGTTCAAAGTATTCTGTTGAAGTTACATTTGAGGGTGAGAAAATTACTGAACTACGTCGCGATGAGTGGAAAGGTAATCCTCTCAATGATGATGTGTGTTTCTCTTTCTTCTTCAAGTCTAAGAAAACAAAACCTGTAGTAAAGGGATCCAAAGGTAAAATCAAATCTACTCTGGCTTCTGCTCTTACTTCTGATATTGATGACGATGAGGATGGAGATCGCTGGATTGACTTGACATTTAAACCAAATGACTTATATCAAGTATTTCCACAGGAAGGTCGCTACATCTTCCGCAACTCACAGGCTGAGGCTGTGCTGACCAAGAAAGTCGAAACCTTCTACGACTGGCGTGCACTATAACCCTCCGAACAGTAGGGTTATTCAAACCCCTGCAGATAAGACTTTGCAGGGGTATTGACATTTATTCCGAAATAGTGTATAATTACTCTATAAATTGGAGAAAACGATGACTGAAATTACGAACGACTTATCCACTCGCCTGTTGGCTCAGGAAAACTTACTCATCAACCGAGCACCTGTTAAGACTGCTTCGTTTGATGTTAGGAATCGAATTCTAACATTGCCAATGTGGCAAAACATGACACCTCAAATTGAGGAAATGCTGAAAGCCCACGAAGTTGGTCATGCTATCTATACCGATGAAAAACTGTTTGCTGAGAAAGCACAAAAATCCTCTGTTCCCTTTGCTATTCTTAACATTTTAGAAGATGCTCGCATCGAGAAATTGATGAAGCGTAAGTATCCAGGACTGCGTAAAACTTTCAACTTGGGTTACGCTGAGTTGAATGAATTGGATTTCTTTAATGTGAGTCGTCGCGATGTAACTCAATTGAGTTTGATTGATCGTATCAATCTTTGGTTCAAAGTTGGTTTCAAATCTGGTGTGCGATTCTCTGTCGCTGAGAAATATCTTGTCGAACGTGCTGAGAAACTTGAGTCCATCGACAATGTGGTTTCTCTTGGTAACGCAATCTATGAATTCATCAAACGTGAAAATGAGCGTAAGCGCAAAGAACGTGAAAATGATTCTGAGTACAAGAAAATGAAACAAGAGGAAGCAGAAGATGCTGCTAAAGATTTGTTGGAAGAACAACTTGAACTACAGCAAAATGAATCTTTTGACGATGACGACTGGGCATCCGATGTTGACTACAGTGATCCTGAGGAAACTGACGAAACACCTGATGAAGAACAGGAAGAAGTTAATGTAAAGGGTAACCAAGCACCTGATGAGATGAAACAATCCGACGAGCCATCGTTGCCTGATGATGCTACTGAGAGTATTACTCAAAACGCATTCGCTGAGAAATTGGCTGAGTCTGCCGATACTTCAACCAAGTACATTCAAGTGTCGTTGCCTGATACAAGCAAAACGAAACACATCCGTATTCCTTACAAAACTTATCTTGCTGAGACAACTATGATGTTGAAACAGTTTAAGAATCCACAGTCACGATTCAATGAGATGTTTACATCTTCAGAAAAGAACTATGATCAATTCCGTGTTGATACTAGTCGTATCGTAAACTATCTCATCAAAGAATTTGAGATGAAGAAAGCTGCGTCTGACTACAAACGTACCAGCGTTGCTAAGACTGGTGTTCTTGATGTGCGTAAACTTGCTTCGTATAAAATCCGTGAGGACTTGTTCAAACAAATTCAAATCACTAAGGATGGTAAGAAACATGGTATGGTGTTTACTATCGACTGGTCTGGTTCGATGGGAGATTATCTTGAGGAAACTGTAAAACAGTTGATCTCTTTGGTTACATTCTGCTATCGTCTAAAGATTCCATTTGAAGTATTTGCCTTCAGCGATAACTGTGAGAAAACTGCTGAAGAACGTGCGCATGATTATACAGTGATGTCTCAGCCAAATACTTTGACTTTCGCTCATGATTTTCAGATGATTGAATTCTTCAGCCATAAGATGACAAACAGTGAATTCAATACTGCTTGTAAAAATCTATACATAATGAGTACGACTGGTCGTTTCCGCTCACCTTTTTATCATGAGTCTGAATATATTGACCAGAATGTAAAATTCAGTGGTAAGTACGAACTCAATGGCACTCCGCTCAACGAAGGTATGATGTGGTTGTATAACTATGTCGGTGAATTCAAAACTGTTAACCAAGTTGAGAAATTGACTGTTATCAAGTTGACCGATGGTGATGCCAATGGTGCTACTTCTTACTTTACTGATGATGTATCCAAAGGTTCAGAGTGGATCAACACAATGGACTATTCTTATGAAGATGGTGAACGTAAACGTACAAAGATTGTTACTCTGTTGACTGACAAAGTTTCAAAGAAAACATATACCTACGCTTCTCATAGTTGTACCAATATTATCTGTAAAATGATTCAAGATCGTTATGATGCCAGCGTTGTTGGTTATCATGTTGTTGGTAAAGGTCGTCGTGAACTTATGTACACAATTGGTCGCTATGGTATTGCTACCAACAGCTACCAAGAAAATGACTTGGCTATCAAAATCCGTAAGGGTTTCAACGATGAGATGTTCTTCCCAATCACCATGACTGGTCATACAGAAATGTTCTTGTTGCCGAACTCAATCAAAGTTGATGAAACCGAACTCGATGAGGGTATGGCTAATCTGACTTCGAACCAAATTGCTAAGAAATTCGGCAAATATTTGGGGGCAAAGAAGACCAGCCGAATCCTTCTGAATCGGTTTGTGGCTGCGGTTGCGTAAGTCATTGATTTTAAATGGGAAAAATACCCCTACAAGACGTAGGGTTATCCCAATAAAGTGCTTGACATTTATTCGGGTTTAGTGTATAATTACTCTATTGAATTGATAAAAGGAGTTAGATTATGGGTTTAGATATGTATTTGTCAGCAAGGAAATATATGAGTAAGTATTTCGATCCAGCTGATTCTGATAAGATTGCTTCCATTAATGATTTGTTCGGAGTCGATGGCGATGAAGAAAATGATTATGGTGCGCAAGAAGTTATCTTCAAAGTAGCCTACTGGCGTAAAGCCAACGCAATCCATCAGTGGTTCGTTGACAATGTTCAGGATGGCGAAGATGATTGTGGCGAATACCGTGTTAGTCGTGAACAGTTGGACAGCTTGATGAAACTGTGTCAAGATATTCTTAAAGATAAGAAACTTGCTCGTGAATTGTTGCCAACCAAGAGTGGTTTCTTTTTTGGCTCAACTGAATACGATGACTGGTATATGGGCGATGTTGATCATACTGCTCAACGTATTGGAAAAATCCTTGCTGATCCTGCCTTTGAGAAAGCAGATTTTTACTACCAGTCGTCTTGGTAAACCCCTACAGGTTGTAGGGTTAATGCTTGACATTAATTCGTAAATGCGGTATAATATAATTTTACATGATGGAGTTTGTGATGGAACAAAATGTTTTTGAGTCTAAATTGTTTGAAATGTTTCCCGATGTTGTTGACACTGGGACTGTTAGTCGTGCTCAAATTGTTGACACGATGAATGCCTTGGGTACTACCAAGTATCCCAACTGGCTGATGACCAATAAAGTTGGTCGTGGTCTTTACGCAATTGCTGGTGGTAACACAGTCCGTAAAGTTGTTGAACAAGAAATCGGTGAGAATGCTGTGAACAAACCTACATATATTACTGAAGCCACAGTTGCTGCTCCAATCGTTGATAGCAATTATGTTGCTTGGGGTAACCACACTGATGTTGAAGCGATTGTAAAATCTAAATTGTTTCACCCGATCTATATCACAGGTCCGACTGGGAATGGTAAGTCGACTATGGTTGAACAGATTTGTGCAAAACAAAAGACACCTCTCATCCGTGTTAACTTGAACGCAACTGATGACGAAGATAAGTTGATCGCATCTAAGACTTTGGTTGAAGGTAACGTGGTTATTGAAGATGGTCCAGTTGTGATTGCGATGCGTAAGGGTATCCCAATCTTGATTGATGAGATTGACGCTGGTGGCGCAAACTTGCTTATGTGTTTGCAGGGTGTTCTTGAAGGTAAGCCACTTTACATCAAAGCCAAGAACGAAATCGTATACCCACAGAAGGGTTTTAATGTAATCGCAACTGCTAACACCAAAGGTAAAGGCAGTGACGATGGTCGCTATATCGGCACCAACGTCTTGAATGAAGCATTCCTCGAGCGTTTCGCTATTGTCTTCGAGCAGGAATATCCTGGTCAAAAGGTTGAAGCGAAAATCGTTACCAATCTGATGAAGTCTCTTGACTGTTTAGATGGTGATTTTACTTCGGTTCTAATTAAATGGGCTGATGCAATTCGTCGCACCTTCGAGGATGGTGGTGTTGACGAAACAATTACGACTCGTCGTTTGGTTCACATTGTGAAAAACTTTGCGATCTATAAGGACAAGCGTAAGGCAGTACAGTTGGCTATCAATCGATTTGACAGTCACACCAAAGATGCTTTTATGGACTTGTTCGATAAAGTTTCTTCGGAACCAACTGCTGTTGTAACAGAGCAAGTACCTGTTTCCGAAGAAACAGAAAAAGTGCTTGACATTTAATAGTAAATCAGGTATAATTATTTTTGTAAATTGATAAAGGAGTTTTATTATGTTGAAGTATAATGATCTAACAAAAGCGCAAAAGCGTTTCGTTGATACAGTTGTTCGTGAATTTCCTGAAGTTAAAAAGACTGGCACAGTTTCCCGTAAGGAACTTGAGTCAATCTACTGGACTTTGAATGAGAAGCGTGCCAAAGGTGGGGAGAAAGTTGGTTTCCCTAACTGGTTGACTGGACCTAACAAGGTTGGTCGTGGTGTGTTTGCTTTGCCAATGCCAGAAGCAGTTGCTGCGAAAGCAAAGAAAACTGCTAATGCAGAAAAAGAAAAGTTTGAACAAATCGTTAACGATGGTATCGTAGATGTTCCTGAGATTGACGATGGGTATGATGAAGAACTTGAGAGCATTAAGCAAGACATTGCTGATATCAATTCTTAATTAGATAGTTTTGTGGGATGGATGCGTGTGGTCACCAGCGCATCCTTTTCCCATTTATTTGGTGACATTATTTTATGGAGTATTAATTATGACAAAGCAAAGTCTTTTGTTGAAACACCTACAAGCTGGTAAAGCATTTACCGCAAAGCAAATCGCTGCTTCTTTCGGTATCGCCCACCCTGCTTCTGCTGTTCGTAACTTGCGTGAACAAGGTTATTGTGTTTATAGCAACACAGCAAAATTGAGCAATGGCGCAGTTGCTGTTAAGTATCGCATCGGCAAGCCAAGCAAGCGTATGCTCGCTCTCGCTTATCGTGTTGCTGGTACAGGCATGTTCTCACGTTAATTGAGTAACTGGGTCTGGGCATTGGGAAAGTGCCTAGACCCATCTTCATTTGGAGAAAGCAATGGCTAGAAGTAAAACAACTAGAGAATTGATTGAAGAAAATATCAAAGCATCTCAAACTTCCACCACAGGTGGTCGTAAATTTGATGGTGGTAAACTTCAATATGGATTGGTTCCACCATTGGCGTTAGAAGCAACAGTAGACATCCTAACATTTGGTGCGGAGAAATATGAGCCAGATAATTGGAAACATGTCCCTGATTCTAAACGTAGATATTTTGACGCAATGCAAAGACATCTATGGGCATGGAAACAAGGTGAACAAAATGATCCTGAAACTGGCAAGAACCATTTGGCACATGCAATGTGTTGCTTAATGTTTTTGTATGAACATGATGTAAAATACTCAAAGGATGAACAAACTGTATAAATAACTTTACTACTTAACTCTATGGAGGATATATGTCAAATGAACTCGACAAAGAACAACACTCTAAACGTATCCATCAAAAAGAAGTTAAGATACGAAAACAGTTAAAGATAGCAAAAGTATCTGGTATGAACAAGTATTTGCAACAACCACATAGATTGAATAAACATCACGCTATGGATTGTGGAAATCCAGATTGTTTTATGTGTTCTAATCCAAGAAAAACACTTGGTGAAAAAACCATACAAGAAAAAAGGTTTTATCAGATAGATGAGTAATTTTAAATTTTGGGATTATAATGTTGATGTTAGTTCGATACTAGAACAAGTATTGGACAACCCACAAGATTGGCAAGCAGTGTCTTCTTATAAGAACATTGCTGGCGATCTCAAGCCATATGGCTTTATGCCTTTGACTATGGCAGTAGTTCGTAAAGAAGGAGACAATCCTAAGAACTCAGAACTACAAATGAACACACCACTATACACAAAATACACTGAGATTAGGAAATGGCTGATCGAGCGTGGAATAACTGAACATTCCCGAGCAGCATTTTTCAAGTTGGCAATTGGTGGAGAAGTTTTGTCTCACATCGATGATGGAACATATTACAAAACACGTGATAGATTTCATCTTTGTCTACAAGGAAAATATCTTTACACATGTGGCGATGAGCAACATATCATTGAGCCAGGAACTTTCTTTTGGTTTAATAATAAAGAGTATCATGCTGCGAAACAAGTTGGTGACGAAGAACGTCTTACCTTTGTGTTCGATGTGCCACATTCGTTAGATCATCCTGCCAACAGTAAATATATTTGACACAAAACACTTTTATAGGTATAATACTTTATACATATTGATATATCATTTTTAAAGGAGACGTGAATGAAGATTAGTAAAGAAACGCAAGAGGTATTGAAGAACTTTGCTTCTATCAATTTAAACCTGTTGCTTCGTGAAGGTAACAGCATCTATTCGATGACTGAAAACAAAACTGTGTTTGGGGAAGTAATTGTTCCTGAAACATTCCCACAAAATTTTGGTATCTATGATATCAATGAATTTCTTGGCACATTGTCATTGTTCAATGACCCAGATCTATCTTTCAGTGGAAACACTGTAACAATCAAAGAAGGTAAGAATCAAATTAGTTATCGTGCTGCGGAAGAAACTACTTTGAAGACACCTGCCAAAGCAATCAATTTCCCAGAAGCGGAAATCAATTTCTCACTCTCAGCTGGCGATCTATCAAACTTGATCCGTGCTGCTGGTGTTCTTAAAGTATCTGATGTATCTTTCATCGGTTCAAATGGCAAAGTAAATGCTGTTGTTGTGGATAAGAAAAATCCTCTAACAAATAAATTTGAAGTTGAGGTTGGTACAACTGATAAGAACTTTACAGCAAACCTTAAAATTGAAAACTTCAAAATGCTTCCAGGAGCATATGATGTTTCTATTGCTAAGATGAAAATTTGTCGTTTTAAATCTGCAAAAACAAGTCTATCATATTATGTAGCAGTTGAATCTGATTCAACATCTGAATAATTTTAAGGATATTATATTATGAGTCGTGAAGAGTTTCTCTGGTGCGAGAAGTATCGCCCACAAGTTATTGATGATTGCATCCTACCGCAACAAATCAAAGATACATTTAAGCAATATATTGCTGAGGGACAGTTGCCCAATTTTATTTTCTCAGGCAGTGCTGGTGTAGGTAAAACTACAGTGGCACGTGCTTTGTGTAATGAGTTGGGTGCTGATTATTTGTTTATCAACGGATCTGAAGAAAGAGGAATCGATGTCTTACGTACAAAAATCAAACAATTTGCCTCTTCTGTTAGTATCACCGCAGAAGGTGCAAAAGTCGTCATCCTTGACGAAGCCGACTATCTTACGCCAGACACACAAGCAGCCTTGCGTGCTTTTATCGAAGAGTTTTCAAACAACTGTCGATTCATCCTTACATGTAACTTCAAAAACAGAATCATTGCTCCACTCCACAGTCGATGCGCAGTCGTAGACTTTAAGATTGAAAGCAAAGATAAACCAAAGATCGCAGCATCATTTTTCCGCAGGGTTAATGATGTTCTAACATCTGAAGGTGTAGAATCTGATTCTAAAGTTGTTGCTAAAGTTGTAGAAACATTTTTCCCAGACTTCCGTAGAGTTCTTAACGAACTTCAAAGATATAGTGTTAGTGGTAAAGTTGATGCTGGCATTTTAGCCAACATGTCCGATGAAACCATGAAAGAGTTGGTTGGTTATCTCAAGGAGAAAAACTTTATTGAAGCACGTAAGTGGGTTGCTAGAAACAACGACATTGAAACTTCGGTATTATTCCGAAGACTTTATGACACTGCTGCAGATATTGTTGAGGGACAATCTGTTCCTCAGCTTGTGTTGATACTTGCTGATTATCAGTATAAAGCAGCATTCGTTGCTGACATTGAAGTTAATAATGTTGCTGCTTTGACAGAGATTATGGCAAACTGTAAATTCAAGTGAGGTTATCATGACCCCATTTGATTTTATTAATGCGATCTGCGACAACAAAAATAAGGATCTAATAAAAGAACCACAAGCTGAAAAAGACTATAACTCTTTCATCATCAACAGAGGTTTGGCGTACTTTCCAGATACAGTACTTCAAGCCAATCAGATGAATATCCATCGTGCCATTCCGAAAGATTGGCAATTTTCGTATTTGCTAAATACAATTACCAAGAAAAAACGATTCAGTAAATGGGCTGAGAAAGTCCCAAAAACAGATGACTTGGAAATGGTAATGCAATACTATGATTATAGTAAGCGTAAAGCAATGACTGTTCTCGACATTTTGACAGAAGAACAGTTACAACTGATAAAACGAAAAATGGATAAAGGTGGAAGAAAATGAGTGTTGAAACTGTTTATTATGATTGGACATCAGACAGTATGCTCGAAGTGACACTCCCAGAACCAGATAATTTCCTTAAGATTAAGGAAACATTGACACGTATTGGGATCGCATCACGTAAAGAGCATAAGTTGTTCCAGTCATGTCATATTCTGCACAAACAGGGTAGATATTTCTTGGTGCATTTCAAAGAATTATTTGCTTTGGATGGAAAAGAATCAAATTTAACAAACAATGATATTGAACGTAGGAACACAGTTGCTGTGTTGCTTCAAGATTGGGGACTGTTGAAAATTATAAAGCCAGCAGAAGCTGAACCACAAGCATCATTGTCACAAATTAAAGTATTGTCTTTCAAAGAGAAAGACGAATGGGAACTTGTACCCAAGTATAATATTGGGAAAAAAGTTAAGAAGTAAGTCAACCAATTATAATGCTGTAGCGTTATATTATTATGGAGAGTAGGAAATTATGAGTATTATTAAATTGAATCTTAATGTTGATGAGGTTGATCTTGTGTTATCTGCGCTTGGCGAACAACCATACATCAAAGTAAGTGGCTTAATTGAGAAGTTACGCAATCAAGCCGTACCACAATGGAAAGCGATCCAAGAAGCGCAGGAAATCCAAACTTCAACTAATGAGGAAACGCAATCATGAAAAATCTTATCGCAATCGTAGCACTTTCAGTAGCAACAGTATCATTTGCTCAACCAGCCAAATCACCTGAACCAAAACCAGCAGCTACTGCCCCAGCCAAAAAAGCTGAGACAAAGAAACCAGTTGCTAAGAAAGATGAAGCGAAACATGCTCCAACTTCTGTTCAAGAAAAAGCAGCTGCAAATGCTAAGGCAAAGGTAGAAGCCAAGAAAGAAAAGGACGCTGCTAAAGCAGCCACTAAAAGTCAAGCTACACCTACCAAGGACGCAAAGAAAGCAACAGCAACTTCTAAGTAATTTAGAAATTGATGACGATGATGACGATGGGTTTGATGAACTAGATATTCAATCACCCTATCGTCGTCCAAAAATTGTTCAAGAAGATACAGATACAGATCTTAGTGAACATGTAAAATTTAGACTTTTTTTAGCAAGGCAACTTGCTTTGATGAAGTTTGATAATATAAATAAAAACAGTTAGTAGATTTTAATGATTTTCATTAGCCATTTATTTGCCTTCGGGGAATAAGTATTATTGTCCAAATCGGACATATAAGGAGATGAAAACATGTGGACTAAACCTACTGCAACGGAAATGCGTTTTGGCTTTGAAATTACAATGTACGTAGCCAATCGCTAAACGATTCTCAGGGATGGGAACGTCAAAGATGGAACCTAGTCCTATCGCGACGTAATACTCTAGGATAAACTGGTTGGGGGAAACCAGCCCAGAACCCCCACTAATTTGGATTCACCTTAGGACCGCTAAGTAACGAATCGCATAAAGCGGATATGGCGTCACGATATCGCTGGAATCGTAACCAGTATTTAATATGGCTCTCTTCAATCGCCTTCGGGGATTGCTTGAGGGTTTTTCTAACTCGCTTAATAGGAGAAAACTTATGGTACATAAATTCATTCCGACCATTTTCGGTCAAGACTTTGATAGAGTGTTTGTTGGTTTTGATGAGCAATTCAATCAACTAGCAAAACTACATGATGATCTAACAAAAAATATCCCAAACTACCCACCTTACAACATCAAGAAGACAGACGAGAACAAGTATGTCATCGAGATCGCTGTTGCTGGCTTTGCTAAGCAAGACATCGAGATTGAGATTGATGGAGACAAGTTGATTGTTAAGGGCACTACTGCAGAAGATGGTTCTGACTATGTCTTCAAAGGTATTGCTAATCGTGCGTTTACTCGTACATTCGCACTTAATGATCAAACAGAAATTAAGGATGCGGAAATGTTCAATGGCATGCTAAAGATTTTCTTAGAGCGTGTTATTCCTGAACACAAAAAACCAAAAAAGATTGAAGTGAAAGACGCGAAAGCATCTAAGAAACAACTTCTAACAGAGGAAGAGCAAGATGCGATCACTGAAACTCTTTAAACTAATTGGTACATTTTTCAAATCAATTCTTGAATCAATTGGTGAAGCACGCAAAGCACGTGCGGATGCAATAACAAGAGGTATTGGAAGATGAACAACTGGATCCCAATGACAGATGATGATTGGGATTGGGTGAATGAAAAGTCACCTGAACCAAAACCAGTGAAATAAAAACAAGGGAGCTTCGGCTCCCTTCATGCATCTGATAAATAAATGCATGAGTATAAAAAAAGTCACCATCGGTAAAGGAATTATATCTTACGCAACTGCGATGAGAGGTGATTGGTTCATCAAAGCGTCCGTATACCTTGATGAACAGATTATGATTGTTGGTTATAATGAGGTAACAGGCGATTATTTTACTAGAATATTTGGGTCATATCAAGAAAGTGTCATGTTTTTAGAGTATTTGACCTTTGGAAACGTCTAAAAAACGTCCTCATAGGGTCTAAAAACCCAAAAAAACGTCCCTGTAGACCGATTTTAGACCCTACAGGGACGATTTTTCTGTCTGTACCGACCTTTACCTCTCCCAAACCACAAAAAACGTCCAAAATCGCTCCAATTTGGTCTTTTTCGGAAAAACCCTTGACATTTAATAGGTTTCGAGGTATAATTATACTATAATTCTTGATTATGGAGTATTGTATGGCTAATAACCACTTTTTGCGTAAAATGGCTTCTGATGAACTCATGGACACGCTATTCTTCTCTACTGGTAACACAGTATCAAAAACAAAGACAACTGACACTACCACACTCACTGCTGGTAATGTTACTGTCGCAATCAAACATAATCGCAACATTAAAATCAACGGAGATTTGTTTAAATCAGTGCACGAAGCGAAGTTGAAACTACAAAGGATGATCTTGTAATGGTACCACAATTTAAAGTAGTCGCATATCGTCAGGGTTTGGTAATGTCAACAGAACATTGCGACAACTGGCTTGAAGCAGATCAAGTAGCGGAAGATATGTTGAAACGTGGCACTCTATATGATGAAGTGCGCATAATTCGAATTGATAACAAAGGAGAAAGCAATGCCTAATTGGTGTGATAATAGTATGCGTATTTCTAACGCAGACAAAGCAAAGGTTGATGCGCTAGAAACAGTTCTTTCTGATAAAGATAATCAACAAGTATTTCAACATCTTGTACCGAATCCGACTGGTGATTGGGATTATGGTTGGTCAGTTGAAAACTGGGGAACGAAATGGGAACTTAGAATTATTGATTGGGAACGCAGCGACGATGAGACAATTTGGATTTCTTTCGAAACTGCTTGGTCACCACCAATCGCATTTTACAACACAATTACTGAAGAAGGTTGGCAAGTAGAAGCATACTATCATGAACCAGGAATGTCGTTCTGTGGTTCATATATCGATGGCGATGAAGATTTTTATGAATATGATATTTCTGACTTAGACTCGTTAGAAAAAATTCCTAGCGATATTGAAGAATTCGCAGGGTTAATTGATTATCACCATCACTTAAAAGAAGATGGTTATTTTGATGAGGAAACTGAACAATGATGTATATGTTTGACATCGAGACTCTCGGTGTAGAGTCTACGACTGTTGTATTGTCTGCTGCGATTATCGCATTTGACCCAAACGATAAAACACAAACCTACGATGACTATATCTCCGAAGCACTGTTTGTAAAGTTTAATGTGCAGGAACAAGTAGCTAAGTATAAACGTACGATTGATAAATCTACCATTGAGTGGTGGTCAAATCAACATGACTACGTTCGCAAGGTAAGTTTCATTCCGAGTGAGGAAGACGACCTAGAAGCGATCGAAGGCATCAATCGACTTCGTGATTACATTGGAGATCCAGGTAAAAATACATTTTGGGCACGTGGTTCACTAGATCAAATGGCGATTGACAGTTTGTGTAAAGTCACAGGTCAAGAGTTACTCGCACCATATAATCAATGGCGAGATGTAAGAACAGCATTAGACTGTTTAACAACAACAGCAAAAAATGGTTACTGCGATTTAACAATTCCTTTCGACAAGGGATCAAATGTAATTAAACATCATCCTGTGCATGACTGCGCATATGACATCATGCAACTAGTACATGGAAAATAATTAATGGAATTTTATACAAATGTGTTCCCTCTCGGAAACAAACTTTGTGTACGTGGATATCAAAACGGAAAACAATATACAGACAAAATAGATTTCAAGCCAACACTCTACGCATCATCTAAGAGTAAAAATGCTGGTGAAATTTTCCGTACACTTGATGGTGAGGTTGTTTACTCAATTCGTCCAGGATCTATTCGCGACTCAAAAGAATTTATCGATCGTTATAAAGACGTTCAAGGATTCATGGTATATGGTAACACAAACTTTGCTTACCAGTATATCTCAGATACATATCCTACTGATATCACATTCAATAAAGATCTAATCAAATGTTTCTCTATTGATATTGAAACCACAACCGAGGAAGGATTTCCTAACATAGAAACTGCTAATGAGGAAATCCTTCTCATCACACTTATGGACAACAAAACTAAAGAGATTCATACCTTTGGTAAAAATCCATACACAGGAAATAGAGAAGTAAGATTTCATCACTGCGAAAGTGAGCGAGCACTTCTTATGAATTTTCTGGACTTCTGGAAAGAAAACTATCCCGACATCGTTACAGGCTGGAACATCAACTTCTTTGATATTCCGTATCTAACACGCAGGATTATGAATGTGCTTGGCGAATCTCATGCTAAGCAACTATCCCCATGGGGTATTATAAACGAACGTAGGATTCATGTTAAGGGATCTGAAGAAATCTCATATGACATCGCAGGTATTTCTGCTCTTGATTATATTGACTTGTATAAAAAGTTTACTTACTCAATGCAAGAATCATACAAGTTGGATCACATTGCGTTTGTTGAACTTGGTGAAAATAAATTAGATTATTCTGAATACGATACCTTCAAAGATTTCTATACATATGGTTGGAAGAAGTTTGTTGATTATAACATTCACGATACTGTTCTTGTTGATAAACTTGAAGACAAGATGAAGTTGATTGAATTGGCTATGGTTATGGCGTATAACGCAAAGGTAAACTATGAGGATGTGTTCTCTCAAGTTAGAATGTGGGATACAATCATCTATAATCATTTGCGTTCTAAAAAGATTGTGATTCCAAACAAACAACACAATGATAAAGATTCTGTTATTGAAGGTGCTTATGTTAAAGAACCACTTGTTGGTATGCATAACTGGGTTGTTTCTTTTGACTTGAACAGTCTATATCCTCATTTGATTATGCAATATAACATTAGTCCTGAAACAATGGACGCAGGTTATAAACACGTTGGTGGTGTTGGGTATTTCCTTGAGCATGAAGAAACTGGTGGATTTCATGATTTAGATTTATCTTGTACTGCGAATGGTTGGTGTTACCGTAAAGACATCAAAGGTTTCTTGCCTGAGTTGATGGAAACTATGTACATCAATCGCAGTAAAGCAAAGAAACAAATGTTGAAGATTCAACAAGAATACGAAAACACAAAAGACGAATCACTAACAAATGAGATATCTCGATTGAATAATCTTCAGATGGCTCTTAAGATTGCGTTGAACTCAGCTTATGGTGCGTTGGCTAATCAATATTTCCGATATTATGACAAACGCATGTCTGAAGGTATCACGTTGAGTGGTCAGTTGTCTATTCGTTGGATGGAAAAGAAATTTAATGAATACTTCAACAAATTACTCAAGACTGAAAAAGAAGATTACGTAATTGCTGTTGACACTGACTCTGTATATCTACGATTTGGTCCACTTGTTGATAAAGTGTTCACGAAAGAACAACAGAAAGATAAAACAAAAGTTGTTGAATATATTGATAAGATTTGTGAAGATAAAATTCAATTATACATAGATAAGTGTTATTCTGACTTGGCTCAAAGACAAAACGCATTCTCTCAGAAAATGATTATGAAGCGTGAAGTCATTGCCGACAAGGGTGTGTGGACTGCGAAGAAGCGTTATGTTCTTAACGTACACAATTCTGAGGGTGTTCAATATGCTGAACCCAAAATGAAAATCATGGGTCTTGAGATGGTTAAGTCGTCAACCCCTATGGTAGTTCGTGGTAAATTAAAAGATTCAATGAAGATTTTGATTGCTGGTGATGAGATTCAATTACGTAAATTTATTGTTGATTTTAGAAAAGAGTTTTATGGGCTACCGATTGAAGATATCGCATTCCCACGAAGCGTAAACAATTTGAAAGAGTATTCTGATTCTGGTTCGATTTATCGCAAATCAACACCGATTCATGTTCGAGGTGCGTTGATGTTCAATCATCATATTAAGGAACTTGGGTTAACAGAATTATACCAACCGATTCGTGAAGGCGATAGAATTAAATTTATCTATCTTCGTGAACCAAATACTATTCGTGAAGATGTTATTGCGTTTACTACAACATTACCCAAACAGTTAGACCTACATAAATACGTAGATTATGAAAAACAATTTGAAAAAGTTTTCCTTGACCCACTTTCCGCAATTATGAATTCGATTGGCTGGTCTGTTGAAGAAAAGAATGACTTGGCAGAATTCTTTTAATTATTTGATTTTTAATACGGAATATAGTATAATACTGAAATAAGGAGTTTAATATGACACAAGAATTTCCAGACATCCAAGATGTTAAATTTAAAGATGTAAAAACAGAAGAAATTAATCTCAAGACACCACCAAAAGTTGTTTGTGATAAACATGGTGAGATTGGTGAATACACGATTCGTGTAAACATGCCAGAGTTTGGGATTGAGGATGAACACTACTGTTTAGTATGCATCGCTGAATATTTACAGATGATTACTGCTGAGGTTAAATTGGTACCAAATAAGGAGACACAAGAATGAGTTTTTTAAAGAATATCGTAAAGGAACTTGATAATGAATATGCGGGACTTGCTGATGATGGTGTGGTTGGTGATACTAGTAGTTTTATCGACACTGGTTCTTATTCCCTTAATGCTCTTGTCAGCGGTAGCATCTATGGTGGTCTTCCTGGCAACAAAGTTACAGCTCTGGCTGGTGAGTCTTCCACAGGAAAAACATTTTATGCTATTGGCATTGCGAACAATTTTCTACGAACTAATGAACAGGCTGGAGTTATATACTTTGAAACAGAAGGAGCACTGAACAAAGATATGTTGGTTGAGCGTGGTATTGATACCAAGCGTTTCATGATTGTTCCTGTTTCTACGATTCAAGAATTCCGCACTCAAGCTACTAAAGTTTTAGATGCTTATGAAAAAACACCAAAGAAAGATCGTCCACCATTGATGTTCTTTCTTGATTCATTGGGTATGCTCTCAACTTCTAAAGAGATGGAAGATACACTTGAAGGTAAAGATACTCGTGATATGACACGTGCTCAGTTAATTCGTGGAGCATTTCGTGTTCTATCATTGAAACTATCAAAGTTGGATGTTGCTATGGTTGTTACTAATCATACCTATGCTGTTGTTGGTGCGTATATGCCAACGAAAACTATGGGTGGTGGTGATGGTCTTAAGTATGCAGCATCTACTATTGTGTTTCTGTCGAAATCGCAAGATAAAGACGGCACCGAAGTGGTTGGTAATATTATAAAATGTAAACTGGAAAAATCTCGCTTCACTCGCGAGAAATCCATGGTCGAAACTAAACTTTCATTTACCAAAGGTCTTGACCGATACCACGGACTTGCTGATCTTGCGATTGAGGCAGGAATTTGGAAATCCCAAGGTGGTCGAATTGAAGTCCACGATGGACGTAAAGTGTTCGGCAAAAATATCGCAAATAATCCTTCTGAATTTTTCTCCGAAGATATCTTGAAACAACTTGACAAATACTGCAAAAGCAAGTATAATTATGGTAGTGAAGAAGATACCCCACAAGAGATAGAGGAAGAAGTAGATGCGAATTGAAGACCAAATCTTCGGTAATTTATTGTGTCATGAAGAATATTCAAGAAAGGTTATGCCTTTCCTTCAGCCAGAATATTTTACCGATAGAACTGACAGAGTAGTTTTTGAAGAGATAACAAAATTCTTTGTCACATATAATGAAGCACCAACAAAAGATGTATTGAAAATTGAAATCTCAAATCGCACCGATGTAACTGAAGATCAAGTTAGACGTGCGAATGAGATTCTCGATTCAACCAATTCTGAGAAAACTCATATTGATTGGATCACAACTTCTACTGAAAAGTTTTGTAAAGACAAGGCTGTTTATAATGCGATTATCGATTCAATTAAAATTATTGATGGTAAAGATAAGATTAGAACACAAGATGCGATCCCAGATTTATTGTCTAAAGCGTTGGGTGTCACATTCGACTCACATGTTGGACATGACTATCTTGATGACTCAGATGCGAGGTATGATTTTTACCACAGAGTTGAAGAGAAAATTCCTTTCGACTTGGAGATCCTTAACAAAATAACGAATGGTGGTTTGAGTAAAAAAACTCTCAACATTATTTTGGCAGGTACAGGTGTTGGTAAATCTTTGGCGATGTGTCATTTTGCTGCTGCTAATTTGTTGACTGGTAAAAATGTATTATACATAACTATGGAGATGGCTGAAGAAAAGATTGCTGAGCGTATTGATGCGAACTTACTTGAGTTGTCAATTGAATCAATCCCTATGGTTGAGAAACGTGTATTTGATGCTAGACTTGAGAAAGTCCGTAACAAAACACAAGGTAAATTCATTGTTAAAGAATATCCAACTTCTTCTGCTCATTCTGGTCATTTCCGAGCATTGATTGAAGAACTTAAGATGAAACGCAATTTCAAACCAGATATTATTTACATTGATTACTTGAACATTTGTTCTTCTCAAAGAATTCGTATGGGAGCCAATGTAAACTCTTATACATATATTAAGTCGATTGCTGAAGAGTTGCGTGGTTTGGCTGGTGAATATAAAGTACCAATTGTTTCCGCAACACAAACGACTCGTTCTGGATATGCTAACACAGATCCAGGACTTGAGGATACTTCAGAATCGTTTGGTTTGCCAGCAACTGCTGATTTGATGGTTGCGTTAATTGCGACTGAAGAGTTGGATCAGATGAATCAGGTTATGGTAAAACAGTTGAAGAATCGTTATTCAGATCCAAATTATTTCAAGCGTTTTGTTATTGGTATTGATAGAAAGCAAATGAGATTGTATGATGTTGAGATGAGTGCTCAAATGAATATCGCAGGACAGGGAACTGTTGATGATGACACACCTTTGTTTGATCAGTCTAAGTTTGGCAAAAGAATGAAAGAAAACAATTTTGAGGGATTTAAGGTATGACAAAAATTATTGTAGCAGATAAAATTCACGATTCAGAACATTTACTTGGTATGTTCGTAGATGAATCTCATTATGATCTTTTGGTTGAGGAAGATACTGATTTCTATTTGCCACCTGATCATGAAGACGACAATCCACACAGCGAAGCAAAGATCGCTTTTAAATTCCGTAAGAACTTCTTCACCAAAGAAGAACAGGAACAAGCATATGTTGGATTGCGTGAAGCAGCAGTTCGTACTGAAAATCGTGGACTTGCTTCTGGTATCAAAGCAGGAACTTCTGTCACAGGCGAAGGACGTGAGTGGGTTACTAACTATCAAGAAGAAATGATTAGTGAGTTGCTGTCTGCTCGTTTTGCTCGATTGTCTGATGATGATGTTATTACCACAATTAGAGAAAAGTATCCAACGCAAGAATCACGTTTGAAAGCATTGGGTTCTGGTAAAAACAATGTTTGGGTTATCTCACGTTTCCGTAACAAGTTTAATTTCGATGAGTGGGTTGATTCAATCATCAAACTCAATCCAGAAGAACGTGCGAAAGCAACAGAAGAAGTTATGACTATGATTAGTGAAACATCTTATGGTAATCCAGTTGATTCTGGTATCGCAGGTTGGTTTGATCGTTATCCTAGAATTCCTTTTGGTCGTGCGACAACTTATACTCGAGATAATCCTGAGAAGTTTAGAATGGCATATCCATTTCTACAATCATTGGCACGTGGTTTTAAAACACTACTACCACATCGTTATGCTAATCAGAAAACCGCAACCGATAAGATTGATCAGAAATTTGTTATTGAGGGAACACCATTTACTACAGTAACAGTTAATAAAACATTCCGTACAGCTGCTCATCGTGATGCTGGTGATTTTACTGAAGGTATGTCTAATCTGTTGACATTGTCTAATGATGGTAAATATAAAGGTGGTTATTTAATTTTCCCAGAGATTCGCACTGCTGTTAATGTTCGTCCAGGAGATTTGTTATTGGTAAACAATCATGAAGTTATCCATGGTAACACACCGATTGTTTGTGAAGAAGGTTCAGAGCGTATTTCTCTTGTTGTTTATCTTCGTGAAAATATGATGCAACTTGGTAGTTGGGAATATGAGAATGCTCGTTATGAGTATGTTGAATCACGTCGTCTAAATAAAGAACATAAGTTGTGGAAGAAACTTTGGAATGGCGTAAGTCCAGGAATGTGGGATGATGAAGAATGGTATGACTATCTTCGTAAACAACCAAATGGCGATGCGATGGTTGCTAAGTATCACCCAGCAGCAAATAACGCTGACTTAGATGAATTCTTTGCTTGACAAAAACTCAAATACATAGTATAATATACTTTTGGAGTAATTATGAGAAACAATTATTGGACATGTTCTAAGTTTGCCGACTGGCTTCGTGGCACAATGAAACCAACTGCTGAAACTAGCGAAGGTTGGCACAAATGGAACAAGCAAGCAAAAAAGTCACATCCTTTCCGCTACTGGTTGGCAGAAGAAGGACTTGATATTATTCAAAAAACAATCTTTTACCCAGTGGACAAACTTTATGCTCTCAAATATTATATTAACAATAGATTTGTTACTCGCACTCATTCTCTTACTGCCCATGCTCGTGATATCAGTCCTGGTAGTTGGTGTGA